CTGACATTTTACCTTTGGCAATATTTTTTGCGTGTCTAGCCTTAAAACTTTTGCGTTTTGCCTTATCTGCCATGCTTTCGCCCTTTCTTGGTGGTTTTGTATCTGCCCCTTGCGCTCCAAACCTAATTAATTTAATCTTATCCCCTTCTTTAGCTAATACAACATGAGACTTTGTAGGGTGTGATGGTGTTCTCTTAGGTTTATTGAAACCAGCAAGTCCAAACCTTTTTAGTCTAGGGTCACTCATTTGCCCTTCCTTCTCATTGCTAATCTATGAGCCTCTGTAAAAGAAACTCCCTCTCTCATCTTACGCTTCATAAAATCCATGTGCGCTTTGGTATGACCATGCGCTTTTTGATGTTTAGCTAAAGTATTTTTTTGTCTGGTAGTTAGTTTCATCTTCTTTTGTTGTACCTTGAATAGATTGCCGCGTCTGCTGTTCTAGCTTTATCTCCTCTCATATAACTATTGACTCTACCCATAGCCCACGCTGCCATAGGTACGTTTCTTGAACCACTAGACAAGTAAGCGCCTTGACCTTTTCTATAAACTGCTGCAAGTTCCCCATAAAAAAAGCGTGTACCCTCTGCCTTTTTTTTAAGGTTAGCTTTTACGCTTGCGCTTAGTGGTTTTCTTCTTTTTGCTTGTGGAGACATTTTGTTTAGTACGTGATTTAGATACAGCTTGAATATCAATATACTGTCCTTTTCTGTAAGCCTCGGCAGTTCTCTTAATCTCAGCAGCTTTTGCTGATTTGTTTTTGGCACCAGACAGATACTTTTTAGGTAGCCCTGTCTTTTTATCCTTTGGAACTCGCCTTAGTTTTCTAGTCACTTTTTAGATTTCTTTTTTGCAGTTGGCTTAGTTTCTTTAGGCTTTTTAGTTTCTTCACCTTGCACTTTAAAAATATATCCCATTACTTTTTACCACCCTTTTTTACTTTCTTCTTTTTACCCTTTGGTTTCATTGATCCGTAGTGTGAAGGCATAACAATAAAAGTAGCTGTAACTATATTACTTCCTTTTACGTTTTTTAGCAGTTGTTAATGCAATGGCTTGAGCCTGCTTAAGTGTTTTGCCTTCTCTCATAAGCTTACGAATGTTAGCCGAGATAATTTTTTGTGATTTACCTTTTCTTAATGGCATAGCTATCCAAAGTATTTGTTAAGTATGTCAAAGTCCTCATCTTCAATAGCCAATACATATAAGCCCTCAACTAATCGTTGAAAGTCTTTTTTTTCACGACCACTAGATTTTTGTATTGCATCGTAAATTTGTTTTGGTACTCTTTTGTTTTTTGGGAACTTGTTAATTAGTTCTGCCGCTTCAAATAACATCATAAGTTTTTAAGAGATTGGTCTAAAGTTGCATCTACCCATTTATACAAGCGTGGTGCTTTCTCTTGCAACCCTTCTGGATTAAAAATATATTGTGTGAAAGCTTCTGCGAACTGTTCTAAGTGATTAGATCGACTATAACCAGTAACATAAGTCATGCCTTTATCTTTTGCATATTGCCTGCCAAGATTTAAAGCACCAGATTGGTAGTGTACTTGGTGTCCCATTTCATGTACCAGAGTATCTAACCAATCAAATGAATCGTCCATTGGTGAACCATTAGTCCAAACTTCAAAAATCCCCTCTCTACGACCTTGCATATATCGGTCGTATTTAGTTCCTTTGAATTTAGAAAATTTGAAATTATTGTCTAAAGTTTCTCGCGAAATTTTTTTCATTTTTTTAGCAACATTAACAGTTACTTTTCTAGTTACGTTTTCTAATTTGGTATGAATCATTCCTGTTTGGAAACTTGTAAAGCCAGCTGTACCCTCAGTTGCATAACCAAACAAACTGTTCACTACTTTCTTTTGGAAATCATATTTAGGTAATCGTCCTTTTTTTAGTTCTTCAATACTGTCATCGAATAGAACTTTTCTAGAAGTTAACCTTTTTCGCATTCCATCGCCAACGCCATTCCATATACGTTTCCAATCTTTCGTATTTGCTGGTAAATCCTCTACAGGTAATGTATTAATGTATTCAAATCTTTTGTTAACAGCCTTATGAGACTCTGCAAAAGCTTTTAAATTATTACCTGTCAAAAATCTACTTTGTAAATTTGTGTATGTTGGGGTTCTTTCATAATCCATGTTGTATTGACTAACAGTTTTTGCCTTCTTCATAAATAGTCGCATTCTCTTCACATTTCTTTCTGTTAAACCTCCTAATTTTTCTAAACTGTCTAAACTTTCCTCGGTAAACTCTTGGATATTCCCAATCTTGTTTTTAGCCAGCCACTTATCAACACCTTCAGTAGTCATAGTTGGCGATGTCTTAATCTTCGGTACTTTAGCTACTGGTGCTGCTACCTTCTTAGCCACTACAGGCTTGGCATATATTTTCTCTAACTTTTCTAGTGGTAGTTCTGTACCATCATTCGTAATCATTTTTCTTATTGCCGCGTGTCCAGAGCCTTCTTTTTTTGCTAATTTCTTAAAAATATTTACTTTTTTTTCTGTGCCTAGAGTCTTGATTTGTAGCTTTTTATCTTGTTGCAATAACCAATCACCATATTGTGTGCCTTGTGGGACTCTTCCAGTAGCACTAGGTCTGCTAACTACCTTTCCTACTGGTGGTTCTGTTAAATCTTCAAACCCTTTGCGCTTACTTAGCCCTTCATAGTCAACAACTGGAACTGTTGTAGACCTACAGTTGAAATGCTGTGGTGGTGTTGGTCCCTTATTGTACTGAAACTTTCTGCCATCAAGCCTTATACAGACGTTGCTAGTCTTGCTATCTAGCGTTGCAACATATTCATATCTTGGTGCTACTTTGCTATTCGCTGCATAAACAGATTGAGAAGCCTGATTTTGTACCTGATTAACAGAGGTTCTAACAACTGTTTTTATTTGATGGCTTGCTAATTTAATGGCCTGACCACCAGCTGCAATTTTTTGTCTTGTAGTGGCTACCGCGTCAAACTCTAATGTACCTGCCAATCTTTTAGCAATTACATTTACAGACTCTCCACTAAATACACCAGCTCTAATAGTTCTGGCTAACAATGCCTGATTCCTTGTAGCTATACCTCTAAAAGCTTTTTGTACTGTTTCGCCATTAGGCAAAGTCATCATTGCACCTTGCCTAGCAGTTAGTTCAAACTTGCCCGACCCAAACTTAATAAAATCATCTTCTGTAAATTGTTTGCTGGTAAATATATTGACTTTCGTAGGGTCTGTTTTAACAAAGGAAGTTGCATACCTTTGGTTAACTGCAACTGAGTTTATTGGGATACCGCCAGACTTTACAGCCTTTTGTAGCTCACCTTCTATAAATCCTGTCTGTATCTTTGCTAATCCTTCCATTTCTTTTATCATTTGCCTTGTTGCGTCTTTATTCCATCTGTCCATGCTTGCTTTAGATTGTGCAAGTATTGCTCTTAATCTTTTTCTTGTTTGTGGAGCTACTGCTATATTTACCCCTGCTTTTTTTTGCCTTTTGTCTAGTTCAACTAGCTGCTTAGTTGTATCGTAAATTACTTGAATATAGTTTTCTACAAATTTATTAGCTACTGCATTGCTATATCTATTTAGGTCAATAGTCTCCCTAAAAAATACCTCTGGAATACTCATTTATCATTCTTCCTCTGGTGCCTCCTCTTCTTCAACTTCAGGCTCTGGATCAGGCTCTTCAGGTGGTTCTGATTCTGTTAAGCCACCGCTTTGTGTGCCTTCGATTTCTTCTTCTACGTCAAAGTCATCTCCTAATACCTCTCCAGCAGATAACTGGTTCAATAGAGTTTCTTGTGTAATAGTTCCAGCAGTAAACAAAGTTAGTAAGCTGGTTATTTCCTGTGGCTGTAATCTTGCAGAAACAAAGTCCCTATTAACAAAGGAGCTACCCGCATTAGGTTCATTTAAATATTCGCTGTGAAATCTTAAACAGTTATCTATTAAGTCTTGCATCTGCTGCGCTATTACCATCATGGTTGAATCATTCTGTGATCTATCTATTTGCTTGGCTTCTGCTGATTCTCCTACTAACTTCTGACCTAGTACAGCTGCTAATGATAGTGTGTTTATTTGGTCTTTAATATCTGCTAATCTCTGAAACTGGCTATCATAACTGTCTCCTGATGGACTAATATATTCCATTCTTGACTCTGGTGGCAAAGATAGTGCCTCACTGGGTCCAGTAGTTATCTCGTCAGCATTGGGATAACCAAAGACAGCTAGCAATGGTACAGAGCTAATATGCAAAATATTGTCTAGGTCTGATTGTATTTGATAGTGCTTTAGGTTTAGTTCTGCAATGTCATATAGTGGGCTGCGGCTTTCGTAGTAACCAACTCTATTAGAGTAAGCAACTGCAAAAGGAATCTTATCTTTAAGACTCATTTCACCTTCGTCAAACAATCTATATTCATTTTTCTTATCGTCTTTTCTATGAATTTCATATCTACCCCTCTCTAATACTCTAATCTGCTTAATAATCTTATCTCCGTACTTTCCGTCAGGCTCTACCACCTGCTCCATCAATCTTAACTGCGTTAACTGCCTTGAGCCATCTACAATCTCAGACCGCCACCCTAATATATCCTTTGGTGTATAAGTAACCCAATATGGCCTAGTCTTATCGCCTTCTTTAGGTGCATCTACTAAAACACCGACATGACCAAAGCTGATAGCCTGCCTTGCTGTCTGGTATAGCCACACATTGAGATCATTACCCTCTAAATCTACATCGAATAGTTGCTCCCTTACTAGGTCTGATACATCATCTAGTCTTACTGGCTTTCTTACCAGCATACCTGAAAGCATTTTTTCAATACGCTGCAAATAAGGTACTACTGTTGATCTGCTAAGTCTTACGTCATAACTATCGTCAGTCTCTCTAGCTTCCTGTGGTAAATATTTTCTATGTTCACTTCTGATCTTATATGTACCTTCCTTCAAGTCTGTTATTAAATCCCAAAATTGTGCCATTCTTTGATAGGCCGCGTTGGGGCTGGCAACTGTTGTGGCAGCTTGTGTTATTGGCTGATTGTAAATATTTAGTGAGCTATACACAGTTTTGCCTCAATAGTACCATGTTCTTAATATATTCTAATGCCTGTAGGTTTGCCCGCACGTGCG